CCGGTAGCAAGCTAAAAACTGCTGTAACTGGTAAGGTTAAAAAGGGAAGCAAGGATGCAAAGCGCCGCAAGTCATTTTGCGCTCGTTCAGCGGGTCAAATGAAAAAATTTCCTAAAGCCGCAAAAGATCCTAATTCACGTTTGCGTCAAGCCAGAAGAAGGTGGAAGTGCTAATGAATGATTTAGATACAGAAGAAAGACAATGGAAGTTTATATCTGAAATGCAAGGCGATATTAAAGTCGTGTTCAATCGCTTGGACACAATAGAAAACAATCATTTAGCTCATATGCAAGATGATATAACAAAGCTTGACCAAAAGCTTTGGATGATATTGATGGTTGTGTTCGCGCAATTGTTCGCAATTGTTGGCGGACTTATTGTTTTTGTGGTGTCTTAATGGCTACAGGAAGATCACAAATGGCAAAACAGGTATCAAAGAGCGGTAGCAAAAAAGACGCATGCTATAGCAAGGTCAAAAGGCGCTATCGTGTTTTCCCTTCTGCGTATGCAAGTGGTGCAATCGCAAAATGTCGTAAGGTGGGAGCTAAAAACTGGGGTGCTAAAAGCAAGAAAGGAGGCAGCAAGGGCAGGGCTACTAAAAAGCGGTAATGGTAGTAGCTGAAGTCCTCACAGGAATAGCTCTTGTTCAAAAATCTGTTGAATTTATTAAGAGCAACATTAACACGGCTAAAGATATAGGCGCTATAGCGGGGCAAATTGATGATCTTTTTCGCGGTGAAAAGGAAGTTCAACAAGCAAGAAACAAAAAAGCTGGAGGCGGTTTAGGCGCTCAATTTGGTGTAGATACTGTTGCTAAAGAGGTTATTGACGCTAGGCTTGCCGCAGAAAAGCTGCAAGAAGTAGCTACCATGGTAGACATGAGGTTTGGTCATGGAACTTGGGCAGGTATCTTAGCAGAAAGAGCAAAAAGAATACAGGAGGCAAAAGAAGCTGAAGCTGAAGCAAAGCGCCAAAAGATGAAAGAGGCAAAAGAGTTTGAAGAGATGATGCAACAAATTCTTCTTATTGGAGCAGTTGTTTTAATGGCATTTGGAAGCTTTGTTTTATTGTTTACTGTGGTTATGTAAGTTGGAAAACGCATGGCGGTACGAAAAACTAAAAAGGGCGCAGCTCTCAAGCGTTGGTTCAAAGAGGACTGGAAAGATGTCCGCACGGGGAAAGCGTGTGGCAGACGCAAGGGTGAAAAACGGGGTACTCCATATTGCCGCCCCACCAAGCGTGTGTCTTCTAAGACCCCTAAAACTGCCGGAGAGATGACAGCGGCGGAAAAGCGTAGTAGAATATCGCAGAAGAAGCGTATTGGTCAGCCAGCAGGCAAACCGCGCCGCGTAAAAGCGTTAAAAAGGAAAAAGTAGATGGCTGTTTCAGGCTCGTTTAATTTTGAACTCGATGTATCTGATTACATTGAAGAAGCCTTTGAGCGTTGTGGCTTGGAGGTTCGCACTGGGTACGATTTAAAGACAGCACGGCGGTCTTTGAACCTGATGTTTGCTGATTGGGCTAACCGTGGCTTAAATCAATGGACAATAGAACAGCGCACAGTAACTGTAACTCAAGGTACATCCAGCTATAATTTAGGCACAGATGTTATTGATGTTTTATCCGCAGTTGTTCGTAGAAGCGGAACTGACTATACGTTAGATAGAATTAGTCGTGACCAGCATATATCCATTCCATCAAAAACAACTCAGGCAAGGCCGACTCAATATTTTATTGACAGACAGATTAATCCAGCCATGAAGCTTTGGCCTGTGCCAGAAAACAGCACAGATGTAATCGTTTACGATGTTCTTACGCGCATGGATGACGCTGACGATTATGTAAACACTGTTGACTTGCCATTCAGATTTTATCCCTGTTTAGCGGCTGGTCTAGCTTATTATATAGCCATTAAAAAAGCCCCTGATAGAATCCAGATGCTAAAGGCTATATATGACGAAGAGTTTGACCGCGCTCAAGCAGAGGATAGGGATAGAGCATCATTTAATGTTACACCTAACTTGCAATACTATAGGATTGTGTAATGGCTAGGTTTGCTGCTGGAAAAGACGCTTACGGCATATCTGACCGTTCCGGTTTCAGATATCGGCTTCGTGATATGCGAAAAGAGTGGAATGGATTACTCGTGGGTTATGATGAGTGGGAGCCAAAGCACCCACAGTTAGAGCCAATAAGACATCCTCCTGACGCAGAATCTTTGCGAGATCCAAGGCCGGATACTAGAAATGCTCCAGAAGTAGAGCATTTATTACCATTACACGCATTTCTTACTGGTGCATTGGGTAGCGCTGTTATAACTGTCAATGAACCGTCTCATGGACGTTCAACAAGTGATGTAGTAAGATTCAGAAACATTACGCCTTTTGATGGATTTGCATCGTCTGTCATTGAATCCGCTGCTGGTTATTCTATAACGGTTTTAGACGACAATAGATATACTTTTACTGCCAATTCCGGCACAGCATCAGAGGGCAATAAGCGGGGTGGCGGAGGTTTAGCCACATCTGGCCCTGTTACATTGGTGGTTTAAATGAGTTTTACATACGGACAATTAAAAACAGCTATTCAGGATTTTACTGAAAACACAGAAACATCTTTTGTGAACAACTTGCCTGTATTTATTCGTAGCTGTGAAGACCGGATCTTTACGCTTGTTGATTTGGAGTTGTTCCGTAAGAACGCTGTGTCAACACTCACGATTGGCGATCCTTATTTAAATGTTCCGGTTGATTATTTGGCTCCGTTTTCGTTGCAAATAACCACTGCTAATTACAAAGAGTTTCTTCTGTTTAAAGATGTAAATTACCTGCAAGAGTACAACAATACAGTAGGATCAAACGAAACGCCTAAATATTATGGAATATTTGATGTAGATAACTTTATTTTAGCACCTACGCCAAATCTAGCTTATGACGTTGAATTGCACTATTATTACCGTCCTGACAGCATTACTGCTGGTCTGGATTCAGAAAAAAGCTGGCTTAGTGATAACGCCCCAAACGCCCTTCTTTACGGTTCGCTGGTAGAAGCGTATACTTACATGAAAGGCGAAGCGGACATGATGCAGCTTTATGAACAGCGTTTCGGACAGGAAATACAACGGTTGAAGGATTTGGCTGAAGCTAGAGAGAATAGCGATGCCTACAGGAGAGGTCTACCTGATAGGCCACGCACTTAACTAGGAGTAAAGAACGATGGCAACATCAAACGCAGCAACCACCTATCTGGAGAGACGGGTTCTTGACTACCTGTTTAAGAACGACTCGCTCTCCTTCGCTACGCCCGGTAATAGCATTTACGTTGGGCTGGCTACAGCAGTTAGCGCCGCTGAAAAAGGCAACCTGACAGAAGTTCAAGTTGACACAGACGATGCCAACTACATTCGCAAACAAGTAACTGCCGCCAACTGGAAGCAGTCAACCACCACTCTTGGGGTGAACTTGGCGCAGGCAGCTACAGAAATTCATCTGGTAGATGCAGAAGCATTTCCAACATCTGGCACAATCCAAATTGATGACGAACTTATCACATACACAGGTAAAGGTAGCACAGCTACTGCTGACGTAAATGGTGCGGTTAGTTCATCAACCAGCGTTGCCGTGGACGGTAACTCCGGCACAATTGCTGTTGGTATGGTTGTGACAGGTACAGGTATTTCAGGCACCGTCCGTGTGGCTACCGTGACAACACAAAATGCTATTGTATTGGACACCGCTGTTACTTTAGCTGATGACACAGCGTTGAATTTCGATGGCACAAACACCCTGACAGGTGGTGGTCGCGGTGATTCAAGCACAACTGACTATGCTCATACAGCAGGCGACACTGTTATTTCTGACGCACAGCGCGTGATTAACGATAACAACATCGAATTTCCTGCCGCAGCGGGGACATCCGCCAGCTACACAGTAACACATGCCTTTGTTGCAGACGCAGACATTGCTACAGCCAATGTTAATGGCGCTGTAGCATCTGGCACGGCTGTTACTTTGGACGGCAACGTAGGCACAATCGCTGTTGGTGACATTGTTACAGGCACAGGTATTACTGGTGCAACAAGCGGCGTGGTTCGTGTAGCGACAGTATCAAGCCAGACAAGCATTACGCTTGATACAACCGTGACACTTGCGGATGACACTGTTCTGACATTCGATGGCTCTAATATCTTGTTTGTTGGCGCACTGGACGCAAGTAAGTCTGTTGCTGCTGGCGATATCTTCCGTATCAACGCGGGTAATCTAAGCATTGAGTTGAAGTAATGGCCCTAGTAATCAAGGACCGTGTAAAAGAAACGACAACCACGACAGGCACTGGCACATTAACTCTTGCTGGTGCCTTTAGTGGGTTTGATTCGTTTGCAGAGATAGGTGATGGCAACACTACCTATTATTCCTGCACAGATGGCACGGACTTTGAGGTGGGTATTGGAACGTACACGGCGTCAGGCACAACGCTCTCCAGAGACACTATTCTGGAAAGCACTGGTGCGACAGCCACGGCTGATGTTAACGGCGCTGTTTCGGCTTCAACGAATGTGACGCTAGATGGCAACAGTGGGACTATTGCTGTTGGTATGCGTGTTAGAGGCACAGGTATTAGCGGAGTAGTTACAGTAGCTACCGTGACCACTCAGAACGCCATTGTACTCGACACGGCTGTGACGCTGGCAGATGATACGGCGCTGACATTCGGTGATGGCAAGATCAACTGGAGCGCAGGCACAAGAACAGTGTTTTGTACAATGCCAGCAGAGAAGATGATTTACAACGATGCTAGTGGCAACGCTGTGAACTTTACAGAACAAGACCCGCAGGCTTTGGCCTTCGCAATTGCATTGGGG